CCTCGGCTTCCAAGTTACCCAATTGCTCAGGACGATTGAAAGCGGACTGACGTTGCAACTCACGTTCACGTACAGCAGACTCGTAAGCTTCCTTAGTCTTGTCCAAACTAGATTTGGTATCCACAATAGGATCAATGTCCAGCTTAGGTGCAGCGGGAGCTTCACGCTTCATCTGCTCCATCACCATCTTGTTAACCTTTGGGTTAGCAGACTTAATTACCGGACGCTCACCAAGAGCTCCCTGCAACACACCTCCAGTCAAACCTTCCACAACACGACGTTCTACATTATACGGATCATAAGCATCCTTAGTAGACTGCTGTTCAGCCAGAAGCTGTGTTGCTGCATCTGAACCTGCCCCAAACGCCATGTTTGAAGCGGCACCAATCCCTGCACGTCCTAGGAAGGTGGCAGCAGGGGCCATAGGAGCCACACCAGCTACGTTACCCCCTGTATCCAGTAGGGTAGCAGCCTGAGCCGTTCCAACACTCTCCCCACGATTAATTAAATCCATACCCTTCTCAGCAGGAGCACCAAACATACCCAGCAACTGAGCTGGTAAGGTAGCTACCGTCCCACCAACCTGTTGGGCCGTAGACAGCTTTTGGTTATTTGGATTAGCACCTTGCAGATTAGCTGCTCGACGCTGTTCCATTTCCTTGAAGATTCGGTCACCTTCTTCTTGGCTAAACAAGCCCGCTAAGGCACCAGCCGGGAGAGAGATGGCAGCATCAGCAGCATTACCTGCTTCAGCTAACTTCTGCTTAAATGCTGTGCCCCAGCTTGCGCCTTCTTCCTCTAGTGGCTGAATATCCAACGCTTGAATGTCAAGAGGTTGAATGTCTAACGGTTGAATATCGAGTGCCATAGTTTCCTTATTGTTGTGTATATCCCTGCTTTAGGGCTTCTTGTAGTTGCCCCGCTGGAACACTACCCACAGGTTTACCATCTTTATAAATAACTACCCGGCCAGCTGGTGCAACGGGCTTTGGACCAACAGGAGCTTTAGGAGCAATTGCAGGACCAGCATTAGTGGGTACACCAGCAAGTTCACCTGTGTTGATAGACCCCGGTTTAACGGACGCAATTTCCGCTTCAGCTTGTGGTCGAATAGCTTCTGCCATACGAACAAGAACTGGGTAGGTTGGATCATCAGGACCAATCTTATTTGCCTCTGCAATCAAAGCACTGTGTTGGTTTCTAGCCCCTTTAACTTTGTAGTAACTAGACCAGAAGTCTGGTGTATTTCCTCCACCACGAGCTGCTGTACGGGCAGCACTAGCCTCTGCAGAACGGTCGGCAACATAGCGAGAGGTCTCGTTACGTTCAACAGCACGTCCAGTCTCTTGCTGCTGTTCATACCGTGTTTTTTCCATCTGCTGCTCATGCTTACGCTTTTCAGCTAACAAAGCAGGAAGATATTGCTGGGCTTTCATAGCCTGCTCAATTTGTTGTGGGTCACCACTACGAAGCATTTGCTCTATATGTTGATCAGCTTGTCTGAAATCATCATCTGTAAGCTTAATAGCTGCAGCACGTTGGTCCGCAGTTAGGTTCTGTTGATGTACCCCCTGCTTACGTTCTAGGTCAAGTGCAGAACTTTTATTAGTTGTTGCACGACCTTGATTTAACTGACTCTGTTGTTCCACTAACATAGGATTCATCTGACGAGACTGGTCATTAGCCATCATGTCAGCTAGGGACTTTGCTTCAGCTTGCTTCTGTTTCTCTGCTTGGAACTGTTTAGCAAGAGAGAGTTGATCTGAGGCCTGTTGGTAGGCCATTGGATTCATCTCCATCATCTTACCATAATCCAGGTAACTGGGCATATCCATAATCAATCTCCAAACATAGAATTAAGACCATTACTCAGCCAACTGGTTGTCCAGTCATAAGCACCTGTCTTATTCAAAATAGAATCCAACGCATTCAATTGTGTATTTCTACCGCCATTTACAGTATTGTCTAGCGCACTAGATTGCTGTGCAAGGTTACCAATGGCACCAGATGACTGCAAAGCCTTCTCTGCTAACAGAGCTTGCAACTGAGTTTCTCGATTACCATACTGACTATTACGGCCTGCAGCAGCATCTTTACGCTCTAGGGTTTGACGTAGCATCTTAGCGTATGGAGAGTCTTGTCCAAACATATCAGTCAAAGACTTGATTTGACCGTTGATAGCATTCTGGTTGTTAGTGGCATTTTCACTACCCTTACCAGCAGACCAAATAGTTCCTAAACCCTGAGCAATATCTCTAACACCACCAAGACCCCCTAGAACAGAACTAGCTCCACCTGCAGCACTCAGAGCGCTGTCGCCACCTAAACCACCAATGATTTTACCAATTGGGGAAGACGCAAATCCAGCAGTGTAACTACCAGCAGCACTTCCATTACCAATCAACTGTCCTGCAGCATTAGTGGCACCTCCTAATGTACCAGTACCAACATTGGCACCTGTACCAAATATTTCAGTTAAACCTGCAGGTGCCTTTGTTAAAACACTTGCGCCAGTATCCACAGCACCAAGATTACTCAGACCTGAGCCTAAACCTTCTATGGCACCCAAACCTCCAGTAGAAGGAAGACCAACAGTACCAGCACCAACTTGGGGCATAGAGCCTAGTGCCAAATCTCCAGCTCCAACAGCATTGGCTCCTGTGAAGGAGCCTGGCCCACCAAAAGCTGTACTAGCTGTTCCGGTGGCCCCAGTACCACCAAGTAGACCAAGCATGTTTGCACCCACACCACCCAACACAGTGCCAGCAATTGCAGCACCCATTGGATGTTGACCAATCCAACCCTTAGCTCGAGGGTCCTCAATCCAATCCGCATTTGCTGAGGCTGCAGGAGCAATTGCTGTACCTGGACCTTCGTATGGTTGCCCATTATCGGTGTAGCCTGGGATGGTGTAACCTCCCATTAGTTGTTTGTAGACAGTGGCTGCGTCCATGTCATCATAGTTCAGGTTAGCCTTACCTGGGATAAACTTACCATCGGAGTTGATTGCACTCTGGTACTTAGACATGAACTCGTCTAGAGTTTGTGGGTTCTCTAATGTATATTCCCTAGCAGAATACGGCTGTGTAACTTGGGCTAGGGTAGCTGTGTTTTGTTTGGGTTGCTGCCCCATTTGCGACGAAAGGTCGGGCCACATTGCCATTTTAAATCCTTTAGGTTAAGGTGACAGACTTAATCGTCCCACCATCATTTGCATATATCTTTAAAGTTCCACCTGTGGAGTCTTTATACATTGCCCACTCTCCGGGAGCAATTTCATCTGTGGTAGGGGGACCCGCCTTGTCTTGGAACTTGGTCACATAGGCATGTAGTTTATTTAACCAAGCAGTAAAAACAAAACTACCGGGTTCTGCTCTATTGGGGGCAGGAGATAGGCTAGACACTATTGTGATCCTTTGTTAATGTCGAACTCCATTCCATCCAATCGGAATGGGAATGTACTTAGGTATGAAATCCTAAAGGCACGTCTACGAAAAGCTCCCAACTGTGTGATGACTGGGAAATCAAAGTTGAAGGTCAATGTACGTGGAGCAGACCATGTAAAATAGTCATCGTCAGTCCAAGAGATATTAAAGGAATTGACTCCACCCTCTGGGTCTGGGGTATCTCCAATTAGAGACAACCTATGCATGAACTTCCTGTTAATTGTTCCAAAGTCATACTTAGGTGTAGTCACTTCGCACAAAATGAGGGTACCAAAGTCAGTTACCTGTTCTTCGTCCATCTTACCCACCTGAAGTCCATTGTCTGTTAGGATGTAGGCACTACCACCTTCTCCATCAGCCATAAAACCACCAATGAAGTTCGAGTCGTTTGTAGCACCAGAACGCCACTCACTCCACATCTGTGTGTCAAAGCTATAAACAAGAGTTCTAGTAGTTAGCTTAATCACATAAAGCTTCTGTCCCATAACGCGGATACAAGAGCCTCTAGCTGTCGCTAAAGCGGTTCCCTCTAATCTAAGAATAGAGCGTACAGCAATTGTACTAATCTCTTTCTCTTTAAATCCCTCAATTGCCCAAACAGTGTATCCACCGTTACCTGTTTCACCAATTAGGATAACTTCCTTTTCTGTTTGAACAACAGACTGCGGGGCTGGTGTTCCAAACTGTTGTACAGCTGACTGCTCACGCTGTAGTGGACTTCCCGTTGAGGTAGCAGCATTATAGAAATACTCAATTGAAGTTCTACCAATTGCGTAGAGGTAATTGTTATTCTTAGACAATGCTCGAATGTTGTCTGGGTACATTTCAGAAGAGATGTACATGGGGCCACCTACGCCTCCCTCAGACCAAGATGTTGGGGTATCTAGTTCTGAGTTATACACATCCTGTGTTGCTGACTTTGCAACAAAGATATACCCATCTAAAAAGATTGGATGGGGGATATGTGGAGATGGGAAATTCACATCTGTAATTAGTGTTGGGGCAACAGCTGGGTTAGTAAACACATAGCCCTTGTCCCCATCACACATAAACAACGTAACTTGTCCAAGAGAGTTCACATGCTCCACAAAACCTACTGGTCCTGTGCTAGTGGTCAGGGTAGACAGTGTTACCCCATTGACACAAACATTGTTTGCATTAATTGTAATTGTGTACCCAACACTACCAAATACCCAGTAATAAATGGCACGTCCTATACCACTAGACGGAGTGTAAACCGTAGTCATTCCTGGACGAGATTTGATGATGGCCCGTGTATTACTCTGGTTAGGACTAGGCAGCACCTCAACCATCATGTTCACAAGACGTGAATCCTTATCTGGTGAAGTGGCGTCCCGTGCCTGAGAGTTGTACATAAAGTCAACTCGCTCTGTTGAGTTGGTGGCTACCGAGGGAGCCTTAGTATAAGCCATCTTATAGTCCCGCCCAATTTGGCTGTAGGTACAAACTTCCTTCCTCTGTACCAAAACCTAAAGCAGTTTGGTGGAAGAATTCAGCTTCACTCTTGAGCACAGCTCGATCGTTAGTGGGTACACCATACTCAGGTGCTAGTCTCCAAGCTAAGCCATAAATTATTGCTTCAGACCAATAAGAAGGAAAATCAATGTCATCCTCCCCACCGTTCATATCCTCAAAAGGCCGTTGATAAACCAAGGTTATGGGGTAAACTCGATCTGGTGTGGGCCAGAGACTCAACTGACCTGTTTGTGGGAAAGGTTGATAATGGATGTTGACCGGTGGAGCTAATGCTGAAGCAATTGGCAGTAAGTTGAAGTTGTACTTTGTGTAGATGTTCAGTGGAATGTTTGAATTTGTTCCCTCTGCCCGAAACACCTGAGTCACCTTTAGTGGGGCAGGAGTATTTAAAGTTTGTCCAACTCCAATGGTGTAGTCTGATGTTCCAGCTACAGTATTGAAGTTATACGACTTAATTGCCCAAACTGGCATTCCGTCAGCTTGGAATGTTTTAAGCATGGCATTCAAAGCACGGTTTGCAGCTGTAGTTTGATAAGCCTCTGGAGCACTACCGCCAGACAGCACCGCCAACTTGTTTAGGGCACTTGTAATAATCTCGTCCCTGTTGGGGGACCATGTAGTTGTTCCAGATGTACTCATATTATCGTTTCATTAAGTTAGAGACAATTCGAGAACCAAAAAGGAATCCGAATGCAATGTTTGCTGCCTCCAGAGCAAGAGCTTGAATTGTAGCAGCTACTGGTAGAAAGAGTGACCCAATACCAACAGAAATGACCACCAAGGCCCCTAGATAGCGCGCAGAGGCCCTCAAATCAACTACCCACTGGCTAGGTGCCCCAATGGGCTTGTCTAGCTCTGCTAGGGCTTTAATCTTCTCAATCTCATTTGTGTCAAGTTTGATCTGCTCATCTATAGTGGTGGCACGAACACCACCAAACCAACGAGCAGCGGCTTGTTTGATTCCCTCAATACCTACTGGTACAAGGGAAGCTAGAATAGTTTCTAAAATCATTTGTCAGCCTTATTGTCTAGTTTGTCAATGACTTTATTGAACATCTCTTTGATCTCAGCAGTAAATTCTTTAAAGTCATCTCGTGGCACATAGTTTTGTGCAATGTGAAGTTTAAGATGGTTCATCTCAGTAGCAATAGCCTTCACATCATCAAGTGCTTGTTTAGCAAAATAGCCCATAGCAGCCATACAGGGAACTACAAAAATATTAAATAGTACTTGGTAATCACTCATCCTAAATCACTTTCTTAGCCTTAAGGTCCGAGATAAGACCAGACAACATACAATACAAAGGACGTGTTGCAACTTCTACATTGTTATTAGTGGCGGTTGCTCCAGCACCTCCTAAGAAGGTACCGATAGCACCAACGGCGCACAATCCATCAAGGTCTACCGAGTTAGTGGTATTAAAAGTTACTGCGTTTGATCCACCAAAATTAGTCAATCCAACGCCATAGTTAATGGCTTGACCAATACTACGAGTGCCATTAAGAACAGTAATCCCGTTGGCATTAAATGTTGCAATCCGACCTCCACCTTGAATATTAATTCCAATAGGGGGTCCAGCAACTCCATAACCAATGGTCTCTAGGATACCTTCTGTATTAACCATACCAAAACTAACAGCTTGGTAAGTTGTAGTAGATGAACTATCGTTACTGGCTAAGATACCAGCAGTTTTATTTGTACCATTTGGTTTGAAAACTAATGTAGTAGCCGTATTTGGGCTACTAGATTGGAAAGTCAAAGATGTTGCTAAAGATGGGGCAGAGGTGTTTACTGGAAAAGAGACTGTGCGACTTTGATCTAAGAAAGTTAAATCACCTTGAAGATCAGCACCATACTTACTCAAAGATGCAGAATTATCCTGTACCACATTGCCACACGGTCCCCAAGTAACCTTGATATTAGAAAAATCAATAGACCAAGGGGTTACTACACTAGAGTACACTGAACCAAATACCAATCCTGATTTAGTCATGTCACTGATATTGGATGCGTCTAAGACATCCCCAGTATCAACCAACAAGTCCCAAGCTATTTTAGTAGCGTTGTATTGGTATACTCTATTACGAATGTAAATTCCTGCTACATTTGGTTGTTTCGTAGTTTCAACAATAAAACGATAACGAACACCATCTTGTAGGAGTTTATTGCGGGGGCCAGTTGTTTCCGGCCACAAGAAACGTTGAAATGGAATTTGTGGGCGAGACCACGATTCAATGATAGATGTGGGTTTATATTTAGCACCATCTCCTGCAAAAGAAGGAGAAACCAAATCACCAAAGATGGCTCCTGCACCACGAACATCAGTATTAATTACATCAGTATCACAACGACATACCACCGCTAGATGTGAGTTTGGATTTACAGAAAAATAGCTATTACAAATAAACTCAAAGTCTACTGTCTTTCGACTATTTGTGGTATTCCAAACTGTTGGATTAGTATTTATAAAATCCACTCGTCCATTGACAGTAGCTTGGTTAATTGAAAAGTTTGCAAGTGTAATAGTACTAGGTGTAGCAGAATCTGGTGGATTTACATAAACGGCGTCATTAACACCGTTTAACCACTCAGAGGTAACTACCGTACCAGGGGAAAAAATTGTAGAAGGCATGTTTAAAAACTCCGGTATTAGGTAAGTGCTATATGTCCAGCGGGTGGAGCATAGACAAAGGCAGTTGCTCCAAAGTTAGTGGTAGTTGTTCCTGCAGTGGATGTAAAATTTCCAGTGGCTGGGTAAATAGTCCCAGTTAGACCAGAAAAAGAACCAACAGACACATTGTTCTTATAAAAGGTAATTGTACCGGCAACCATATCTAAAGCAAAACCAAGGACATCTGCTGCCGCATAGGTACCCACATTAAAGACAGCAGTGTTATTTGTGTACAGAAACCCGTTTAAATTGAACCAGCCCCAACTATCTGCTGTATTTCCCACCCAAGTGGAGCCAGCTGTGGTACTTGCGGAGGAATTAGCAACGCCCAAGGTTAAATCGGTTGCATTGGAGATTGTTGTCTCCCAATACCACTTTCCAGAGGATTTGCCACTAGTCGCTCTACCCAGGTTAAATGAGGATGTAAAAGATACTCCAAGATCACCTGAGTTTAGCGATACCCCACTACTTTTATCCAAAGGGTTCCATGTCACGGCAGTTGATGTTACAGAACCATAACTAGCAATCGCCTGTTGTATAGCACTCATGTTAAACCTGTTCCGGAGATTATCCACTCAGTGGAGGTTACCTTAATTGCTGTGGCAACACCATTAGCAGCTAGAGTACGAGAACCCGTAGTTCCTGCTCCAGCTAGACGCATTGTGTCAGAAGTAATAGCAATTGTAATTACACCAGCGGCATTTTGATTGATGAAAGTAATGGCAGTACCTATTGTGTAGGCAACAGAAGCATTAGCTGGGATGGTGTAGACTCTAGCTGTGGTGTCTGCGCTTGGATGGAAGATGTGCTTACCAGCATCGGCTAAAACACAGGTGTATGCAGCACTTTGACTATTCTGTGGAATATTGCGAAATCCCACTGGACTGGTTCCATCAGCTGTGCAGTTAGTTAAATTACCTGAAGTGGGTGTACCCAATACAGGGGTAACTAATGTCGGTGACGTAGCAGCTACTAAAACAGTACCCGTACCTGTAACTGTGTAGGATGTACCCCAAGCAGTGCCAGTAGAGTTAGCAATTCCAGCAGCAGGGTAGGTCATACCCCCACCTCCAGTTGCTGCCAAGGTTCCCGAACTAAAGGTTAGGTTAGCCCCGATAGTCACATTAGAGAACCCACCAGAACCATCTCCGTAGAGAAGTGCTGTACCTGAAGTAGCTGGGGCCTTCGCATTTAGTGCAGATTGAAGGTCCGTCTGAGAAGACAGTGTACCTAGAATAGCACCCCAAGCCACTGTCCCAGTACCACCAGAGTACACAAGGCTATTAACATCGTTTAACCACGACGCTTGAATGACGGTTTGTCCGTCAACGAAAACTGTTGAAGTCATTTATACTCCTGGTTGTTGTGTGTGAACTAATCCGGAAATAGAAATTCCAGCAACGGCGAGGCCAGCAATAGCTGGGTAGTTATTAGCAGAAATTGAAGGTGTTTCTAGTTGAATTGAGGAAACATAATCTGCCCTCATACAATCGGCCTCACCTATGTCAGCCATCCCCTGACTTGCTTCTAGGGTACAATAGAACAGAAAAGTGTCTTCTTCTGGTGTAGGTCTTACCCAAGGCACCGCTATCTGTTCTTGTTGTACTCTTAGAAAGTCTTGAGGGTGGCGTAACTCATAGTCTTCTTTGCAAACCATAAGGCCATCCCACCTACGTCGTAGAGAGGATGCTTTAAACTTACGCCCACAACTGTCACACAAAGCATTCCAATTTCCGGAGGATAGCCAGTTTTGCATATTAGTTCGCCATCAAAATAGAGCCAATTGAGAAACGTGTTTGTAGAGTGGCTCCATTCGTGAAACCTACTCTGGCATAACGCCAGCTGGGGCGGTGAACTATTTCTGCAAACTGACCGCCACCTGTAACAGCTGCGGTGGGAACCGATTTAACCCTGCGCCAGTTTGAGTTATCACGGCTGACTTCTAGCCAGAGCGTGCCAGATTGGTCAGACTCTGCTGAGACTCGAAGCTCTTTAGCGTAAGTGGCTGCGTTGGCAAATGCCGTGGTGGTTGCCGTGACAGTTAAATCGCGGCTGGTGCCTGTAAAAGTTGCTGCTGCGGCAAGCACGGTGCTGCTGTCGTCGTACCAGATACCTGGGGCTGCGGCGAAGCCGACCCGTGCAGTTCCAGCGCTCAAACCAACAGAGCCGACAATTTGAGTAAGCGATGTTGCAGGGGCTTGCGAAGCCGATACAGCAATAGTTGTTGTTCCAGCCGTTGTAGCGGTCGATAAGCGCAAGCGGAAGTAACGCGCATAAACCTCAGTCTTGTAAGTGCTGGCCGAGTTAAACGTGTTCTGGATGGCCGACGCATTCATGAAGTTGAATGAACTAGACCAAATGCCCAACGCTAAATCATTTGTCCATTCGGCAATGGCAACGCCGGTCGTGCCCATGCTTGTGCATTGGATGCTCAGGCTGCGGAACTGAGAACAATCAATCGCCAACAAAATCGTGTTAATGGCAATAACGCCAGCCTGCGTAAAGCCAAAAGTCTGCACAGGCGCCACCGCCGCCACGATCTGCTCCACATCCGACAGGACCCCCACTTCGAGTTTGTTGTGGTTTTTACCAGTTACATAATCAACTACCACAGTGGTAGAGGAAGCAGGGGCTACAGCACCGTTAATGACAGTAATCGCGGCTTCCATCCTGTCGTATTGATTAGGAATACTTCGAGTATGTATTGCTACTAAGACACCGTTGATAAAGAAAGCAACTTTCTCTGTCAACATCTCTACTCGATACTCATTCATTGCAGCGGTGGTAGCTCCACCAGGTAGGGTAACCGTAGTAGTTTCTGTTTCAGCAGCACTTGGTGTAGCACTAGGATTACGACCTGTTTCACAGATAATTGTAGTGTTCGTAGTTCCCTCTGCACGAAAACGAGCAAACCAACGGTCAGATGTGGTGAAGGACTCGCTGTAACCTATTCTAGTAATTTGATTAACAATTCGCTGGCTGATGCTAGTACGTCCACGATAAACCATTGGGGCGTAATCTACGTCTCGGGTAATTCGAGTGATAGCATTTGCCGTAGTGCCAGCTGTCATGGTACACTGACCGGAGGCAACGGAAATTGAGCCGCCAGTACCTGTTACAGGACGTATTAGGGCACGAGAAGCTGCGCCAGAGGTACCACCCACATAAGATGTACGTAGAGTGAGTTGTGTATCAGAGTCGATTGACTCAATAGCTGCCCAAGCACTTTCACCATCTGCATCTAGTTTAAAGTAATCTTTATAGTGAACGTCTGAGGTTAGAAACCCAGTTCCGGTAACACTTGTGCCCGTAACGGTAACTGTTCCAATAGAATCAGCTAAAGAGGTGTTGGCAAAGTTAACTCGAAACGTCCCTTCGTCTGTTAAAACAGCTCCACGAACTGACAGGTTTCCACTAGGATCAATACTAGGAAGTTGGTTACTTAAATCGGTACCAGAATACTGGGGATAATAGTCTTTGCTCTCATACCCAACTTTACCGTCAATAGACGTCAGTAAATTATTACCAGTAACTTGATTGGCTGCTGATGCATCTCCACCTCCGCCACCACCTCCCCCCGAGCCGGGGATGTAAGATACAGTCATTTATTACTCCATTACAGATTTTAGTTTAGCCAACCTAGTATCCACTTCAAATTGTGTTTCTTGAAGCTTAAGCTGGCGAGCTTCAAACTCTTGCAACTGTTTCTGCAAAGCAGCATTCAAT